AATCTACCAAAGATGAAAGAAAAACTTGAAATGACTTGCAGTAAATGTGGTTTCCATCATGTGATTAATGTGGAAGGCCTTGAAAGTTTTTTCGTATAACCTTTCGTCATGATAACCTGAGAAATCATTATAGGACAAATTTCTCTTTGATGCAGCACCATAAGTACAGTCTAACTGAATTAGATAATATGATGCCATGGGAAAGGGACATATACATTGCAATGTTAGTCCAGTATATTGAGGAAGAGAACCAGAAGATAAAAGAAAAACTAAAAAAATAAAATGGCAGAACCATCAGACAAAACTAAAAACTCAGCTGGCAAAATGTCCTTAGGTGGTATTGGTAAGTCGTTGCTCGGTGGTGCAAAGAAGTTTGCTAAATGGAATTTGAGACACAATACTGGTAATTTGTTTAACAAAAATTCATCTTCTGAGTTGGTTGACAAAAATAATATGCCACCTGCCAAAGTTTTAGGTGAAATCTATAAGATGATGAAGATTATGGATGAGGACAAAAAACTCAACCATGAAATGGTCAACAGCCATTTAGAATCTGAAGAACTAAAAAAAGATATAAGAAACAAAGAAATCATCAAGGCTCTAACTGGTAGAAGAAAAAAGAAACCAGTTACACCGAGAAAACGCAAAGCCAAAAAAGAAGAAGAACCAACACCATCTACTGGTAAAGGTAAGGGTAAAGAACCTGAAAAAGGTAAAGAACCTGATAAAGTTCCAAATAAGGATGCTGATGCAAAGAAAGCGGAAGCAGACAGAAAAACTAAAGAAGCTAAAGATGCTGCTGACGCAAAGAAAGCAGAAAATGACCGTGCAGCTCAAGAACGAGCTACAAAAAGAGAAAAAGAAGAACAAGAAAAAGCTGCAGCAAAACAAAAACAATTAGAAAAAGAAAAACAAAAGGCCAAAGAAGATAAAGATGCCGCTGATAAAAAAGCAGGCGAAGCACAAACGGAAGCAGAAAAAAGAGCTGCAACACGTGCTCAAGAAGAAGCAAATAGAAAAGTAGCCGAAACTGAAAGAAAAGCAGCTGAGGAAGCAAAAGCTCGTGCAAAAACTGAAGCAGAAAGAAAAGCTGCTGAAGAGGAAAGAAAAAGATTAGCAGAAGAAGAAAGAAAAAGGCTAGCTGCCGAAGCAGAAAAGAAAAGACTGGCTGAAGCAGAAAAGAAAAAATTAAAAGATGAAGAAACTGCCAAAAGATTAAAAGATGAAGAAAAAGCTAAAGAAACAGCAAAAAGAATAAAAGATGAAGAAGAAGCTGCACGGAAAGCGCAAGAAGCAGCAACTGCGGAAAAAAATAAACCAGCAACACCTGCAACGCCAGTAAGTTCATCTCCTGCAATACCAGCAAATCCATCAGGAATTTCAACCACAACAAAAGTTGCTGTAGGTGCTGCAGTTGTTGCCGCTTCCTCAACTTCTTATGCTAAAATTGTTGAAGTTGGTAAAGGTTATAATATAGTAGAACTAGAAAATGGTGACATTGTAAAAAAAGAAGGAACGAGAAATTGGAGAAATAATAATCCAGGAAACATAGAATATGGTTCTTATGCAAAATCAAAAGGTGCTATAGGAACAGATGGAAGATTTGCTATATTTCCGTCTTATGAAATAGGAAGAAAAGCAAAATCCGATTTAATATTTGGAAAAAATTATGAAGGTAGACCTTTAGGTCCGAGTGGTGATAAAAAATCAATGATAGAAAAATATGCACCTCTTGTCGAAAATCCAAATCAACCGAAATACTTAGAAGCGATTAAAACTGGATTGAAAAGTATTGGTGTTTCAGAATCTGATTTAACCACAAAAACTATGACACAATGGAATGAAAAAGAAAAATCTATAATTTTAGATGTCATGGAACAACAAGAGGGTTATAATTCCAAATCAGGAAGAAAAGAAACGATAATAGCCAAAGCTGATACAAATAAATTAACACAAAATGGTCCGAATACTGGAAATCAATTAAATCAATCATCTATACAAAACCAAGATGGTAAAAAAGAATTAAATGGTCAACAGCAAGGTTCTCCGGGTGGTACAAATACCACAGTTATAAACCAACAAAATGGTTCACCCGCAAAAAATACCGAAAATGAAGATGATAGACCTGGATTCTTCAAAAAACTTTTTAAGTAATTAAAGGTAACTAAATGGACAATCAATTAAACTATAGACAAGCCAGACAAATCAGAAATCGTTCTGTATCAGACTTAATTGCTGATGAAATGATTCGTGGTAAAGGCCTTGGTGGTGCCATTGGTGGTGCAATTAGTCTCAGAACAAAAGCACGAATGAAAGGCATCAGAGAAAAATTTGATTTGCTTAACATGGTTAAAGCTGTGACTGGAAAATCTCGTCTAGCCACTTCTATTATTGGTAGATTATTTGGTCGTTCCAGAGAAGATATTGAATATTTTGCGGGACGTGCAAGTCCAATTGGTGAAAGAAGAAAAAAAATAACAGGTCTATCAGGCCAAGGCGAAGGTGAAGATACCAGTGGCATGAAAGTGGTGTTGAATCAGATTCTTACGTTCTTACAGAAGAGCCATGAAAAAGATATGGTACTGAGAGAAAAAGAAAATAATCTCAGAGAGAGTGCAAAATTAAAAGATGATAAACGCCATACGGATTTATTGAAAGCATTGGCTAATGTTGGTTTTGGTGGAACTAGCGAAACTGCTACCAAAGAAAAAGAAGGTGGTTTATTAGATGGTATTATGAGTATAATAAACGGATTGAAACAACAATTACAATCTATTATTGAGGATTTCAAAAATGTTAAGAATTTTTTGACTGGTATTAATTGGCTTAGTAAATTAAGTTGGTTGAGATTTGCTGTAAATCCATATGCATTGGCAGCCATGTTAGTTGCTGCTGGTATCTTTGCAATATACAATAATAATAAAGAAATACGAGAAGCTGCAGCTGAAGGTGATGTAGAAAAATTAAAAGGTTATTTTGCTAATAGTACAGGCACAGATGCTGATATGGCTGGTGTTGATAGTGGATACAATAAAGAAAGTATTAGAGCTGCTTTAGAGGCCTCTGCGGCCAAAGGTTCGGTAAAAGCTCAAGCGGCCTTAGAAAATTTTGATAAACTCACATCAGAAACTGCACCAGTAAAAAGTGAAAAAGCTTTGATGAATGAGTATTTGCAATCAAAAGGATTTTATGATGCAGGCAATGGCAATTATAAATCATTATTAGATTCAAGTAAAAAACCAACACAAGCAGATTTTGATGCAGCATCAGCATATGCAAAATCTAAAATGTCTACTCCGGTACCAGAAGTATCGCCTTCACCGGCGCCAGCTCCTGTTCCACCACCAGCGGTTAATGAGGCACCAAAATCTTCTGCTGTTAATACTGCAACCGACACCAATGTGAGTTTGAATTTATCAAACACTACATCGGCAGAAAGAAATCAGGCTGCACAGAATAGAACAAATGTAATTAATAATAAGGCAGCCACAGGCCAAAAGGTACCAATGCCTTTAGTGAGAAACAAAGAAGATACATTCCAACGAATGATATTCAATTCACTGAGATTAGTTTAACCAATAAAAAACCCCGCCGAAGCGGGGTCTAAACAAAGTTCTGAGAAAGGAGCTTTTGTTTAATCTTGTGCCAACTTGGCAAAGTATGATAAATCATCGTCATCAGCCATTGCCATATCAGGTTCAGCCACAGGTTTCTTAGGTGCAGCCTTCATCTGTTCAACGGTTGTCTTAGTGATAGGTTTCTCACCATTCAACCCTAGGACCTTTTCCAGACGGTCTTTCAACACATCATAGGTCTTGAATTCTTTATCAGCAACCAATTCTGACAAAGCGTGTTCAGACTTCCAAACCTTTTCAAGTTCTTCATCATCATTCAGCAAGGCTGATGGTGATTCAAATTCAGACTTGTCATAGTTTTGGTAACCCTCAACTTTACGAATCTTCAACTTGAAGTTAGCACCTTTCCACAAATCAAATGGATTGATTGCTTGTTCATCCTCAAACTGAGGATTCATTGCTTCAGTAATCTTATCAAAGATTTTCTTACCGAATTTGAACAACATTACTTTACCTTCATTCTCAGGATGTTTTGGATCGCTGACAATGTATACGTTTGCAATGTAATTCAGTTTACGCTTTTGTTTGCGTACAATTTCTTTGTTAGCTTCAATGCCTGAATTCCACAGAGTAGAATTGTGTTCACACACAGGACATTGTTGGTTCTTAGTTGTCAAACAGTTGTCAATAAGCCAACCACCTGGTCCCTGAAAACCATGACCAAAGATTTTAACCCAAGGCAAACCATCTTCACCATCGGCTGGTGATGCTGGTAAGAATCGGATTGTTGCCATACCATTCCCTGCTTTGTCAACTTCGGGACGCCAGAATTTCTCTTTGTCAGAGGCACCTTCTGATGAAGCGTTAAGAGCTTCTACGGCTGTTTTGAGTTTGTCCAGATTGCCTGAACTCTTTTTCATTTTTGAAAAATCTACCATTGTATTACCTTTCTAGTATTAACGGAGTATGAACGGATTATCCACTGTATTCATTATATAACAATATTTAGGCGATGTCAAAGCCAAACTTTCAACATTGCCAGAGTGGCCGGCACATTATTATGCCATATTGCAAGGCCACCTGCTCTACGCCAACCATCAATAACACTTACAGTATCATCAATGATTAGTGCTTGGGGTTCAGCGAACTGTGGTTTCAGTTGTTTACCTGGAACAAAGTTTTGCTTGAATGTAACATTATGTTTCTGAAGCCATTCTTCTTTCTGTGCTTTAATGTCATCATGTCGTTTTTCGGAAGCAGTAGAGGAAAGAATCTCGGTCACAATACCATATTCTTCATAAAGGTTTTCCAATGAACGAATGAGTGTAATGGCTCCTGGCATCATATCCAATGTGGCAAAACTTCTTACTTCAATGAATGTATCAAAGTTCTTGTGAAATGTTTTGGATTTGTCATCACGCTCTGGTAATGTACCAAACAGTTCTGTGTATCGTTTATGGAAGTCACAAATTACGCCATCTAAATCCAGGTATATCTTGGTTATTTTTGGATTATTCATTTCAATTCCTTTTTAACATGCCTTGAATCCAGCCTTCTGGTTGAATTTTAGTTAATAATTGTTCTTTACCATTATTAAACCATTTATTGCCTTTTGTTGTAGGCTTTTGATTAAGTCTTCCTGATACCCATCCTTTTCCAGGATGTTCAATTGAAAATGTGTTTTCAATACCATTATTGTACCATTTACTTTTTTTATTTGCTTCGGACCTACGAATGGATTGTTCTTTTTTATTCTTATCAGATTGTAATTTTCCTAATGTTCCTTGGCCACCCAAAGTTTGATTATAACCATTTTTGAAAGAATCAAATTCACTGATAAAATAAATTTCCATAGTTTTCAAGTGTTCGTAGTCTTTTGTTTGATAGATTATTTGCCAATCAAAATTTTCCCAACTATATTTTCTAATCGCCTTATGAAACAAAAATCCATCATTTAATTTCGCTTTTGATTTATGTATATATTTTCTGGTTGGCCAATTTTTATCTATACCAATATAGACTTTTCCATTAATTTTATTTGTTGATTTGTATACTGAATAAATAGGCATTGCTGATACTCCCTTAAAGTATTAGAGTGGATGCACCTGTGGTGGGTGGTGATCCACACCTATTTATGTTAATTCTTTAATACTTTCTTTAAGAATGGTTTTGAACTTTTCTTTATCGTACTGGAGAAATGGTTCGTACCTCAAACACTTTCTCTGATATGTAGGCCATATAATATCGTCTGATATCTTCTTGGACCACATTGGAAAGAAATTCATTATACTATTCAGTATCACCAATGTTTCAATAGAAATGCTGTTCTGCATTGCACCTTGCAACAATGCCGGATAACCACCAGATGGTACTGCTACCAATTCATCGGGGTTATCTGCTTGTTCCAATATACGGATTATATCTTGTTCAAACTCATATGTCAAGCGTTGGTTTCTTTTTTGACATAACTTGTAATTTTCTTCACCTTCGGCATTAGCAATATCACCAACCCAATTTACATCCTTGACCAGAAAATTAGAGACATAGAAGTCCCTTAGGTCTTGGTAATTATACTTCCGGGAAAGACGATAAAATACAAACTTATCTTTTCGGTTGGCAAAGGTGTCCTTTGATACATTGGTTTTACCGTTGTAACGGAAAAAATCGTAACTATCAGAAGTAAAATGGAGCTTAATGCTTTGAAAGAGGGCATATGCTTGGAATCCTGTGGTGTCACTCATTATATTAAAGAATAGGTAAACGGCTAGTTTTCTTCATTAAATTCAAATCTTCGGCTTCTTCTCTAATCTTGGCTTTTAATGCAGGTGATATTAGAGTAGAAGCCACATCAATTTCCATTCCTGTAGTCTCACAATGATGAACAATTGCATCCATGTGTGTACTACCAAGTGTGTATGACAGTTTACCTATCATATCACTAAATTCACTAATCTCATTTTTTGTAGGCATATCAGGCTCGGGTGTAAAATAAATGGTTACCAATCTTAGCAACATACTTCAATTTCCATGCCGGATTTACCGAGGTGTTATGATAGTACATTGCTTGCGTTTTGTAGATTGTATCATGTAACTTTGCTTCTGTCAAGGCCTTTCTGGCCACCATTAGGCATTCTTCCCATGCATATTTGTTTCTGATTTCACTGACTTTTTCACCAACCCAAGTGAATTGGTATGTACTGCCTGTTTTTTGGTAGACCACTTCGCAAATGGTCGAGGGGAATTTGGAACTATTTGCACGGTTCATTGTTACCTGTGCCACTGCTAGTTTACCTTCATATGGTTCCATTGCAGCTTCATAGTAGAGGTTTTTGGCCATGCAAAGTACTTGCTTGCCAAGGTCTTGTGCGACCAATTTTTCATAAGAAAATGTTTGTTCTTGTGCCGATATTGGCAGAATCATTGTGATAGAAATAACGATAGATGATAAAATCTTCATCTGTACTCCTTGTGTGTATAAAAAGGGGGAAACCCCCTTAGGACCTCAAACAGACTTCTTGTTACTTTTAACGAGTGAAGTTGTTGGTTGATTTGAAACGAAACCATTCAAGTTCTGAGCCTTGTTGATTATATCGTTTTCTGAGGGGTATGTTGGAAATCCTGGATGGATTGGTGTAGATTCACCTGTTGCTTTGGCAGCTTCTACTTTTGCTTCCCAATTTAGGTTAACCGTTTCTTTTTGATTGAAAAACTCTTGTTCCAGCATTTCTTTTGCCATCTTTAAGAGTTCCAAACGGATTTGATATCCGGACATGACATTTTGCATTATATTACTCCTGTGTCTGTGTATTTTTCCATCTACGTAATGCAGCTTCGGAAATTTTTGACTTGGCATCTTCTGTGTGTTTTCTGCCTGTCATAGGATTGAACTTTCTTTTTCTTGCGATTTCTGAAAGTTTGTTTTTGGTTTCCTCTGTGTGAGGTTTGCCAAATCCTTTTCGTGATTCAGACATTTTTCTTTTTGTTTCATAGGTATGTTTTCTTCCACGAAAACCTACATTATTTTGAGACATTAGAAGTTTTGTCTTTTCACTTCTTTTTATACCTGTTGCATCTGGTGGAATCCCACCGCCAGCTGCAATATTAAGTCCAATATATTTTTTTGGTCTTAACTGATATTCAATTTCTTTACAGTAGTTTTTTTCTCCATACAAAAAAATATCTACTGTTCTACCCTCTAAAAAATTTACTTTAGAGGAATGTTCCCTCATTCTTCTTTTCAAATTTTTAGTTATGCCAACATAACCTTGTGTTTTTATGTCAGTTTCAGAATCATTATGAATCCAATATATTAAATATTCATTTAACATCTACATCTCCTATTGATTGATTAAAAAATAGTGTGTGATGTGTTGTGTGTAAGTGTAGTGGTGGTTTTTTGAATGGGTTCCACCGAACCCATATACTTATTTATCCAATTAGAAGCTACGTGTGTAGTAGATTCCTTTTGTATTGTACTCAGACGATACTGAATCGTTTGCACGTTCTTGTTTCCAAGCAACGCTGATGTTATCATTCTTGGTGATATTGTAACCAAATGCAACTGTTTGTTCATTTGTGTCATAAGCATTGGTTGTGTTGTTGTCCCAAGCGGTACGGCGACGGAAGCCATAACGAACTCCAAAATCACCCATTTTAGCTTTTACACCAACTTCTGCTAACCAGAAGTTAAAGTCAATTGTTGACTTATTTTTGTGACCAAGTGCAGCCGCTACATAAGGTGTGAATGCTGTACCAGTAGTGATATCGTAGCTAATTTTAGCTTGAGCAAGACTTTCTTGCTTTTGTGAAGTGCTTTCAACACGTTCATCTTCCATACGTGCTTCAACGGTAAAACCATTTTCTAATTTTTGACCAACATTCAAGCCATAAACATAGTTTACTTGTGCTGAATTTTGTTTGTCTTTC